GTACTTGCTCCACCACTTAACCAATTTCGGTTTAGCGTTCTCGATCAATCTCAACTTCCTGGCACGGAAATCTGACATCTTACCCGATTGCGCTTTAACAGCTTTTCGCGTTTGGTTAATATAGGAGCGAAGCCATCTAAAATCTTGATCTTCACCGGTACCTTTTGCGACTGTATCACCAAAAACTGGCGGTCCAATTAAGTCTTTTTCAAAAGGTATCAACATATTGTCACTATTCGCTTCCGTAAAACCAGTCAATCTTTTGATTGGCATACCAGAAGGAGTAGGAATAGGTTTACCGGAAGGATCGTTAATTACGGTTACGTCACCGACGAATGCGTGGAAAAACGTGCCATACCACGATTCGCGGTGCATATCCTCATTCAACTCTGCTACATTTTGAATAAAATCCTGTTCAGCTAACATAATAAATGTTTCCTATTTTTTAGATTTTCTTATTAAATCTCTCTCTTTTTTATACATAGCGAACTGTACGTCTGATAGTTTTCGCAACTCTGTTTTTAGTACATCTCCGTCCTTAATCTTCATTAGACGGTTGGTAAGTGACGTTAATTTAGCACTAACTCCCGTTCTAGTTACGCGTACTGATTTAGTAACTTTCATGGCTGCATCTTTTATCTCCTTGCGGATTTTTTGCTCACTACCGGCTTGATACAACTTGTCGGTAGCATCGGCGCCAATTATGTCTATTAAACCTTTACGCATGCCTTCTACGGTAAACATACCTCCGTCAAGATATACTTCGGCTGCTGCGGCTATCCCGTCGAACTGTGCATCTGAAAAAACAAATCCTTTTTTGGCTAATGACTTCCTCTCGGTTTTCAAGAAGTCCACATTGTCCTTAGATTTGTATCTTTTCTCTAGTTCAGCATCGCTCTTTTTATCCGCGATATCTCCCGCTAAGGTTGTTACTATTCCATTTTGCTTCCTCCATTCATCCGGATTTGTGTCTTTGTCAATATCAGCCAAAATTGATCTTTGGCGTTTGATGTCGGTCTGCAAATCAGCTAACGGTATTCGTTGGCGGATTGCATCCGGTGATAGGTTTGAGTCTGCAAGTTGCGTATCCATCTTAGCTATCTTTTTTTCCAACATTCTAACTCGCATGGGTTCAGTAATTTCAAACTTCTCGGTATCGCTAGAACCATCGTCGGACTTGCTAGCTTTTTTATCAACTATCTCCTCCGGAGTAAGGTCCTTATCCTTGTCTGACTTGGTATCCTTTTCATCGGATACTTCCTCGATTACAAATAATTTATCATCCTGTATAATAATATCATCGATTTCCCCATCAATTTTTGTTGTATCAATGATCTCTTTTTTTTCTTCTATTTCTACTGTCATAATATTCCCCTTTTTACGCTTTTGCTACGTTTTGGTTGTTATTAATTTCACTCGCGGTTTTTGCAATATCCACGCGTGCTTTTTCTTCTTCCATTAATTTTTGTGCCTCACCTTCTTCCGCCTGTGAGTTCATTACTGCTATTACAAATTCGATCCACTTATCAGCACCCTTAACCGGTGCGGCTCTCAACAGTGTTAATACATCAACAAGCGCCGGGTTGTGACTGCCAATTACTTCTGCTAGCGCCATTAATTGATTGAAATTTTCCTCGCGCGCTGTTATGTTATCCTCACCTTCGTCTAGCTCCACATACGCCGATAGATTTTTAGTGTCGTTGATGATTTCTTTTGCCATTTGCAGATTAACAAATTCGTGAGACCAAAGGTCTTTACCGTTTTCATCCTTACCTTTAATTTCGATCAATCTGTCCATTTCAGCATATACATAAGGAAAATTATCAACGTAATCCTCAACGATCAGCTTCCGAAAATTCGATATATTTTTATAATACGGATTAATTGCTGCTGCTGCACGTTCTGATTTTTTCTGGAACAATATACCGCTTTCGCCGGATCGCTCGCTCTCTCCACGCATGGCGGCCGGTACTTGTGCAATTTTATCGCCGTGCATTAAACTGTCGATTGTATTGTTAAGCAATTCCGGAGGTACGTTTCCCGGACCTAATTTGTCAATTTTTGTGTTCGGATTCTTGGTCTGTACTACTAAACCCGGTTGATTCCCTTTCCTCTGTAATTCTTCATATACTTCTTTTTCTTGTTTGCCGTGAACCACTACGATTCCGGCCAGTATTTGACTTAGATAATCGCGGTTTTGTGATTTACCTTTATTGATATCGTCTTGCATATCCATCAATAACTCAACTAGACTTACCGCTTCAATTACTTGGTTGGTGTATGAATATGATCCTAGTCGCATTATATCAAAATTCTTTGTTGGAACCTCACTGTCGTCGTCAGAAACTAATAAATCGTTCAATGCCGGTATAATTGTAGTAATGTGGATTATTTCGCCCTCAACCTCGCCTAAATATTCTAAATCAGGATTGTTTAGCTTCAATCTTTTGTACATTTCTTGCGGAATTTGCATAACGCTATTGCCGTCAAATATTCGAACAAAACGATGTTGTACGCGCTCTTGCATTTCCAATATCCGGAAAAGATCATTTTCTTCATTATAATCAGGACTTCCAGAAAAACCGCTTTCTTTAAATCGTTTGATGAACCCATTTAACCTTCTCCACCATTCCCCTTTCTTGCGATCATCAAAATCTTCCTGTTTAACATTCCACCGGTCCATTATGTATTCCGGTCGTTCCCACGCTTCTTTAATGAGCCATCGGCACTTTTCTAGTTTATAATCGCTAGTCTTGGTTTCTGGATCAAGTTTAACACGCATATTGTCGGCAATTTCATATTTAAAATCAAGATAACCCATTTCATTCATTTCGAAACTGCGTACCATATATCCACCAACCGGAAAAATCAACGCATCTGAAAATATTGTTTGTATTTTTTCTTCTACATTCTGTTCGTCATTAATTGCGTTCCATCTGCCTTGAAGGATATCAACCATATTTATAACACTTGGATCTAACGACCGGGTTTTGATCAATGCCCTTCGGCGATTCATTTGTTCATGACCGATAAGCGTAGATAAGTACGGTATCATTATCGTATATTTAAGCAAAGGTTTGTCAAATTCTTGCGCGGCAGCCTTTTCTTCACTCGAATAAGGATCGTTCAAAACATAACGCATACATTCTTCTGAACGCCTAATAATAGGTTGATAACTATCTTCGGCTACTCGCCAGGCGCGTCTTACTTTTTCGGCTTGTGGTGTACTTGGTTCCATTTATACTACCTTCCAAAGATTACTTTCGGAATATGTGCCTCTACCGGACATCCCGGCGTGTTTTTTAGCCATTCTTGTTCTCCAGCCTTTTTCGTTGTCTTTTGCTATAGTTAGTCCCGGTAGAATTATGGTTGCGCCATATTTTAGAGCGTCAAATTCGTGGTCCATGCCCTGAGTGTCAACATCTTCAGGATCGTTTTCTTTAGGTGCTAATGACGGTATATGCTCAATGCAATTAGTACAATTTGAAGTAAATCTAATTCTAGGTACTCCATCTTTGACGGGTTCAAAAGCATCATAAATAATTTTTGCCCCAACCCTCCTGTCTCTCACTCCTTGAGTTAAATAAATACCCTCATCAGCATAATGTTCTTGCGGTGAATATGTTACATGGTCTTTTTCGCTTGTTTTCGCCCAATATTGCGGGTCTGCATATTCTCCGGCAAAATCATCTGGAACTAATTTATATTTTTTAAATGTATATTCGTTTACAAGTTTTGCCTGTGCGCTTGATGCAAGTCCAGTTTCCACTATTTCGTCAAAAACTGTAATGTTCTCATCTCCATCTACGGCTGCAAGCAAGCAAACAAACGGTGCTTTAGTTCCATAATCATAAAATCTATATAATTCGTGAGTATGCTTTGAAAATTCATGTCCGTATCTAAATCTTGTATTTACATTATCCATGTCAATAACATGGGTGCTTTCATCAAACTTGTCGAAAAACATACCCGCAAAACCGCCCCAATCACCGAGTAACCACATTTTTCTCAATGCCGGATTTAAATTGTTCAATGTTTGGACATACTCTGGGTTGTTTTTCATAAGTGAGGGATTTTCAAACACCAACGATGGTATATATTGCCACGATACGCCGTTTTTATCAAAATACGGCTTTCCAGAAATTTGTAGAGTATATGTTAAATCAAATTGTTTTGAATAAACCGTCTCCCCTGGGATTGGCGGACACATATCAACAAACTTTCTTTTCAAAAAAGAGTGCCCTCTCCCTCCCGGATTAGAGGTTAAGCAAGTTTGCGGTTTTAGTTCAGGATTAATAGTACGATTTGAAGTAGTAATTTTATCAATCCATTCTTCGTAAAATTGATTGGCTTCATCAAAACCAATAAAATTATAATTACCCCCGATATAATTTTCTACCGCCCTTGAGTCTTTACAGTGAACTAAATAAATCATTGCGCCAGACGGAAATTCATAACGTCGGTGGCGTTCTTTCCATTGACCGTTATATGGTGGTATTCTATAAAGTTTTTCTGTTTCAGGTTTAAAATTGCGCTCTAATTGCGGGCTTGTTCGGCGAATAATAACGGCTGTATAATCAGGATAATCAATAGCAAGTTTATCAACTACAGGATCGCACTTTTTGCCTTTTTCGGTTAATTCTAAATAGTCGTCGTTGGTTATTTTCTCGCCACGATACTCAATGTGATACCGCTTCGGCATAAACGCTGCCTTGAAAGCCAAGCTCCAGGTTTTGGTTCCGCCCCTGGCGCCGCCAAATAGTATATTGTCAACCTTTGAGGATATAAATTCGGATGACTTTCCGGAATGTGGAGTATAAAAAGTATTAGACATTCTTATTAGATTAGATTATTTCATAAGAAAAAGTTTACTATAAGTCTTGTTTTCTGATTAAATCATGCGAAATGAATATAGTAAATGCCAATCGAGCGTGTCAAGTAAAAACTGATTACTTAGTTTACAGTGCGGTGTTTACTTGGTTTGCATGGAGGGGTTACAACGGGGGTCACAACTAAATTGTTAGAATTTATAAGTTAAATAATAATAGTGGTTACAGGGGGTCATGAAGGGGGTCATTAATCTAAATCTCTAATCGGCAAGGCCCAGATAGGACAGCTAGCTTTCCAGGTGCGACCGCTACCGTCTTGAATCGGCACCGGTTCGCCTTTTTTAAATTGCTTCGCGTCTTTATAAAATCGCTCTTTTGTGATCCAACCACATAGATACATTACACTGTAATTGGCCGGAATTAGTGTAAAACAGTAGCGATCACATTTTTGACGGTCATTGTGTGCTTCAACGCTAATATTCCAAAAATCTTGCGGTTTATAGCCAACAGAAAACATTTTAGTTTTGATTTCAATTTTTTTGCCTTTAATAATAATATCATAGTCGTAGGTGTTTTCAAGTATGCCGTTGTATTGATCCCGGATAACTATTTCACCGAGCGCACCTATGAAATTGCCGCCTCCTTCTCGTTTGCTATTCTTCAATGCTCCAAATTGGAAATGATCCTCTGCCTCTTTAA